TTGACAATTCAATAGTGTTTAGTATATAATAGGATACAATTTTGGGCCTTTAGCTCAGCTGGTTAGAGCAATCGACTCATAATCGATTGGCCGTTGGTTCAAGTCCAACAAGGCCCACCAAGCCCTCTTAGCTCATTTGGTAGAGCAACGCACTTGTAATGCGTAGGTGGTCAGTTCGAATCCGACAGAGGGCACCAAGTATACCAAAAGTAGTGTTGACTTTGTTGTAGAATAATGATATAGTATTACATATGACAGAAAAACAAAACACAACTCCTTCATGGGGTAGAATGTTAACTAAAAAAGAATTATTAGATTTACTTGCCAGAATCGAAGCAAAAGGTAAAGCAAGAAAAGATAAAGAAAAGTAATATGCGGTCGGGGTATAGAACCAGAGTAGGTGTCCAATCTACTCACTTAGTGCGAATCTAAGCCACCGCTCCAGTTTATATGCGGAGTGTAATAGTACGACATTGAATACCCTTTGATGTTATCTGAGCAAAGCAGGCCTCCGCTCCAAATTTATTAAGGAATATTTTATGGCTGTAGAAAAATCTAAAAAGAAAAATCCAATGTTAACCAAAAATGGTAAACAAAGATTAGGTCCGTTGAACATCGAACAACTGACCAAGATGTTAGATGGTGCTCGTAAGAAACATGTTCCTAAAATCAAAAAAGCAATTGCTCGTAGAAGTGTGTGAGTTATTGTTGAGAATGTGTGAAAAAGATTAAGCAATCCTAACTGTTAAGGAATATCATCATCCTTGAGGTGTCCATCCATTATATGGAGATGACTGCTGGCTGAGGCAGTATGAAAGGTGTAATTAAGGAGAGAATTATAATAACGAAATATTGCCTTACGGCACCGTTTGAATTCTCTTAAACACAGAACAGTATTCTCAACAATGTCTATTAACCTTTATGGAGATTTTATGATAAATAAGGTTATAATAATTTTATAAAAAAAGGAAACAAAATGACATTATTCGAAAAATTAAAATCAATCTATCCATCTTTGACTATTCAAGATTTCACAACAGAAGGAACAATCCTTATTGGTACTGATGTGGAAGGTAATGAAATTATTGAAAGTTGGAACAATGAATTAGCACAACCTACACCAGAAGAATTATCCAAGTTTAATTAATTTCTATAGCGGAGTAGTTCAGAGGTAGAACGCTGGACTCATAATCCAGAGGCCGTTGGTTCGATTCCATCCTCCGCAACCACTAACAGGGAGATATTATGACAAATGAGAAAGATCCTGTTAAGGAACAGGATAATAAAAATGAAGATGATGAGTTCAAGCGAATTCAAGAGGAACAATTCCAAAAAAAAGAATTAGAAAAGATACGAAATCTCACTCGTTGGCCTTAGGGCTTTACATACAAACATTTTTGTAGTATACTGACTACAATATGCGGGATTAGTTAAATGGTATAACTAAAGGTTTCCAACCTTTCGTCATCAGTTCGATTCTGATATCCCGCTCCAAATTCTAGGAGAAAAACATGAAAATTTTAGCATTTAAATTAGTTACCGGTGAAGATTTGCTTAGTGAAATTGAATCTGAGTCTGAAACCGAATTCGTTTTGGTTAACCCAGTTGGTATTGCAGTTGTTCGTGGTAAAGATGGACAACCTAGTGTTGGTTTCTCTCCGTTCCCTATTCATGGTGAACAAAAATCGAATGCAACTATTGCCATCGTCAAGAAGCATGTTGTATACTCCTATGTTCCTGCTGAAGATTTTATTTCGAATTACAATCAAATCTTTGGTTCTGGCATTATTGTTCCACCACAAAAATCTTTGATTACGGGTTAACTTGGCAAACTTCTATACTAATGTACAATGTTTCGGTAACAACATCCTTTATCGTGGCATTATTGATGGTAAGAGAGTAAAACAGAAGGTAGAATATTCGCCTTCTCTTTACATTCCTTCCAAAAGAAAAACAAACTTCACCTCACTCGATGGTGATTACCTCGACCAAAAAATCTTTGGTGATATCCGCTCAGCTAGAGATTTCGTAAAACAATTTGATGGTGTTTCTAATGCCTCAAAAATCTATGGCCAAACTCGATTTGAATATGCTTATATTGCCGACCAACATGCCGGCATGGTTGATTATGACTTTGAAAAAGTTCTAATTGCCGCAATTGATATTGAAGTTGGTTCTGAGAATGGATTTCCTGATCCATATAAAGCAGATGAACCAATCACAGCTATTGCAATTAAATATCTCAACGGACCAATGTATATTTTTGGTTGTGGCATCTATGAAACTCAAGGCAAAGAAATCTATGTGAAATGTAAAGATGAGTATTCTTTATGTAAACAATTCATGGCTCTTTGGCAAGGCAAAACACCAGATATTTTAACTGGTTGGAATACCAAGTTCTTTGATGAACCCTACATCATCAATCGTTTCCGTAAGATTCTTGGTGAAGATGCAACCAAGAAACTATCACCATGGAATTATATTGGTGAACGTAAAACCAAAATCAATGGTCGAGAAATGATTGCCTACAATATGATGGGTGTTGAATCACTTGATTATATTGAACTATACAAATGGTATGCTCCTGGTGGAAAGTCACAAGAATCTTATCGTTTAGATGCCATTGCTCAAGTAGAATTGGGTAAAGGTAAAATCTCTTATGATGAGTATGATAATCTTCATGCTCTATATCGATTAAACTTCCAAAAGTTTATTGAGTATAACATTAAAGACGTTGAATTGATTTTTGAATTAGAAGAAAAGTTAAAGTTGCTTGAATTAGGAGTAACCTTGGCATATGATACCAAAACAAACTTTGAGGATATCTTTGCTCAAACTCGTATGTGGGATTCTATGACATATGACTACCTTTTTCAAAAAGGTATTATCGTTCCTCCTCGTATCATCAAAGAAAAAGATGGTATGTTTGAAGGTGCCTATGTTAAAGAAGTTCAAGTTGGTGCTCACGATTGGGTCGCTTCATTCGATTTAAATTCACTTTATCCGCATTTGATGATGCAATACAATATTTCTCCAGAAACTTTAATTGAACCAGAAAACTATACACCAGAAATGCGTGAGATTCTTTCTCAAGGAGTTTCTGTTGAAAAGTTATTGAACAAACAAATTGATACAACCAAATTGGTGGATGCAACTATCACTCCGAATGGTCAATTCTTCCGTACTGATAAAGTTGGTTTCTTGCCTGCTATGATGGAAGAAATGTATACTGATCGTAGTAAGTTCAAGAAGATGATGTTGGTGGCAAAACAAGAATATGAAAATGAAATAGATGATTCTAAAAAGTACGCAATCGAAAAGAATATTGCAAAGTATAACAATATTCAGTTGGCTAAAAAAGTATCTCTTAATTCAGCTTATGGCGCTCTTGGTAGTCAGTATTTCCGTTTTTACGATTTACGGATGGCTCTTGGCGTCACTACTGCTGGGCAATTGAGTATTCGTTGGATTGAAAACAAACTCAATAGTTACATGAATAGACTATTAGAAACAAAGGAACATGATTATGTTATTGCGAGCGATACTGACTCGATCTATCTTTGTCTTGCAGGACTTGTTAGAAAGGTCTACGGGGATAGAGTGGTTGATCCAAATCTCGTCATTAAGTTTATGGATAAAGTTTGTGATGATAAACTGCAACCGTTTATTGATGTTTCCTATCAGGAACTTGCAGATTATGTTAAGGCATATGATCAAAAGATGCAAATGAAACGTGAAGGCCTGTCCGACAAAGGAATCTGGACTGCCAAGAAGCGATACATTCTAAACGTATACAACAATGAAGGTGTTCAATACAATGAACCTCAGATGAAGGTGATGGGTCTGGAGATGATTAAATCTTCTACACCAGCAACAATTCGTGAGAAGATGAAAGAAGCAATTACTATTATGCTTCGTGGTACTGAGGATGATATACACGAATTTATCAAAAAAGCAAAGATTGATTTCATGGGTTTACCTGCTGAAGAAATCTCATCACCTCGTGGTTGTAACGGTCTCGGTAAATATGCCGATTCACTTTCGTTATATAAATTGGGAACTCCGATTCATGTAAAAGGAGCCATTCTATATAATCATTACCTTAAAGAAAAAAATCTTACTAAAAAGTATCCACTCATTCAAGAAGGTGAAAAGTTGAAGTATACTTATCTTAAAATGCCAAACCCATTTAAAGATACCGTCATATCATTTCCTGGTAGATTACCAAAAGAATTTGGTCTACAAGAATATATTGATTATGAACTTCAATTTAATAAATCCTTTTTAGAACCAATCAAAGTAATATTAGATTGTATGGAGTGGTCAACAGAAAAAGTAAGTACATTGGAGGATTTCTTCGGATGATTTATATTACATTCTTAACAGCAATTGCCATATCAGCTATGGCTGCATACTATTCCGTAATTGGTCTAGCTTCTATTTTTGTAGGAGCATTTTGGCCAGTAGTTTTTATGGGCTCATTATTAGAAGTTGGTAAACTGGTGACAGCATCATGGTTGTATCAAAATTGGAAAAAAGCACCACTCTTATTAAAATCATATTTAACTTTTGCTGTATTGGTACTTATGTTAATTACATCGATGGGTATTTTTGGATTTTTGGCCAAGGCACACATTGAATCTACTTTAGATTCTGGAGTAAATACGGTAGAGTTAAAAACATTAACTGTACAAGAAAATAATATTAAAGAAAGATTAAATTATTTGTTGGCTCGTGCAAAAGATCCATCAACAGCAAGTAATAAACTGGATAATCAAATTCAACAAGCACAAAAAGAGTTAAATGAAATATCCAAAAACAAATTGCCATTACTCCGTGAAGAAACTAAGTTAATTGCTGATATTGGTCCTATCAAATATGTGGCAGACTTGATATATGGCCAAGTGGAAGATGGAGTGGAGAAGGCTGTTCGTTTGGTAATCATGATTATTATGGTTGTATTTGACCCATTGGCTGTGTTATTATTGATAGCAGCAAATATGTCCATGAGAGAAAAACAAAATGGAAAACTGGAATTGGAAAACAAGATTCCTCTGGAAGAAAATATTCAACCAGAAGAAAAAGTTCAGATCGATAAGGAAAACATCACAGCAATTCAGGAGATTCATGAAGATGTCGAAACGGAAACTCCAAAGAAAAAACGTGGTTTTCCGAATAGGAAGAGTAAACTAGAAACCAAGTATGATTATAGTGCTGAGTTGGCATTTCGTGAAAAGGAAAATAAATGAGCATTTTAGATAAAATTAAAAAGAATAGTACGATTAAAGATTCGGCTATTCTAGCCAAATCAAAGTTCTTCACACAGAAGGACATGATTCCAACTTCGGTGCCTATTATTAATGTGGCACTTTCTGGTCGTTTAGATGGCGGTTTAACTCCTGGTCTTACTATGTGGGCTGGTCCATCTAAACATTTTAAAACTGCCTTTAGTTTATTGATGGCAAAATCTTACTTGGACAAATATCCTGATGCAGCATTATTATTTTATGATTCGGAGTTTGGTACTCCACAATCTTACTTTGATTCCTTTGGTATTGACACTAATCGTGTTCTTCATACACCACTTACTGACATAGAACAGTTAAAGATTGACTTGATGCAACAACTAAATCAAGTTGAACGTGGTGATCATTTAATTGTTGTGGTAGATTCAATCGGTAATTTGGCATCAATCAAAGAAGTCAATGATGCACTTGATGGTAAAACTGTTGGTGATATGTCAAGAGCAAAAGCAGTCAAATCATTATTCAGAATGGTAACACCACACCTATCTCTCAAAGATATTCCTATGGTTGTTGTTAATCATACTTACATGGAAATTGGAATGTTCCCTAAGGCAATCGTTGGTGGTGGAACAGGTTCTTACTATTCGGCCGATAACATCTTTGTATTGGGTCGTCAACAAGAGAAAGATGGTAAAGAAGTTACAGGTTATAACTTTATTATTAATGTGGAGAAGTCCAGATATGTTAAAGAAAAATCCAAAATCCCAGTTAGTGTTTCTTTTGATGGTGGTATTAGCCGTTGGAGTGGGTTACTTGATGTTGCACTGGCTGGTGGGTTTGTTGTTAAGCCTAGTAATGGTTGGTATTCTAAAGTAGACCCTACATCCGGTGAAATAGAAGAAAAGAAATATCGTGAAAAAGAAACTGATACCAAAGATTTCTGGATGTCACTTATCACAAGTAAGAAATTTCAAGAATATGTAAAAGATGAATATCAAATTGCTTCAGGTGCCATTATGCAAGGTGGTGAAGAAAATTTATTTGATGATGTTGAAACTATGAATGGAGTTCAAGATGATTGAAGGCGTTGATTATTGTTTCATTTATCCAAAAAATGATTCTGAAGGTGTACATATTAAATTTTTGATAGGACCTTATAAAGATACCACATTT